TAACTGTGGCTGTGGCGTTGAAGCCAGTGAGTGCAACAGCGCCGATCGTGACGGAGTCGCCCGGCTGAACCTCGGCGTCGGTAAGGGTCTGGATAGCCGCGTAGTTGTCTACGCGTCGCACATGCGTGATAGTGCTTACTGCCATCTCAGACCCTTTCCCGAACTACCCAGTAATTAGGCGACGAAGGCTGCCTTGACGAACTTGGTCGAGTCAATCATGAGTGCGGCGAAGTAGCCACGGAACGCGATTGTGCGAGACAAGGTTGAAGGCGAGTCAATGCTGATTGCACCCTTTTGCTGCTCGAACAGTTCGTAGCCTGAAGCGTCACCGATGATGAGCGTTCCTGCTGCAAAGTTGCGGTCAACCACAACGGACAAACCGAAAGCGTTTCCGCCGTATTGGTTTACACCGAGGTCACCTACTGCGTTCATTGGGCCTACCTGTGGGAAGAGCGGACGCTTTGTGGTGTCGGACAATGCAAGCAAGCCTTCCCAAATGTCGGCGCTGACAAACAAGTGACCGGGGAGGTTTCCGTTTGACGAGCTAAGGATTGTGGAGGCTGCGCCACCGACCCAGCCTGTCCAGTATGAAGGATCAGCAAAGGATGCACCTGAGAAGTTGCGTGTAACTGATGCGCCAGAAACCAAAGTGTCTGCTGCGTAGTTGTCCGTGGCGTTCGCATAGATACGGCCCATGTCGTCGAGAACGACGCTCAAGATTGCTGGGTCGGTCCAGTCGATGTCGGCTTCCGAGATGTTTACATAGCCACCGAAGATCTGCTTGGTCACTTGGTTGTTGAACACAACCATGGTGCCTGCGGTTGGTGACTGCTCAGCAATGGATGCACCGATGCTGACGTGTGTGGTTACCTCTGGGCGGATGAACACCTTGCCACCTGCGGGCATTGCACGTACACCAACTGCGTCCACAACTGGACGACGACCGATGAAGTTGTTGTAAACAGGGGCAACGATTGGTGTCGGAAGAACACCGGGTGTGTCGGTTGTGACGATGTCTGGTGCACCTGCGCGAATTGCTTCGGACATTGCACGCCACTGGTCGCCACCTGCGACTGCTGCAGCGATGTATTCAACTGCGGTTGGCATCTTTACTTCACGCTTCGCAGCTGCGAAAACGATTGGGGCTGTTGGAACGATTTCAGCCGAAGCCTCAACCGCTGGGGTTTCTTGTGACATGGTTTCCTCCTCAGGAATGTCATTTGGGTTGGGTTCGACAGCGTCTTCCTCTTCAGGTTGAGACGCAGCGATTTCAGTGATCACAGCGTCCGCAAAAGCGGGCTGTGCCACAAGACTGATTTCGACAAGGTTGGCTTTAGTAACGACCATGGTGCCGTTCTTGTCATACTTGAACTTGACCGGTACTGCACCGACCGAGACAGAGTCGTACGCGCCAGCCTTGACCAACTCAATGGCTTCGTCGGCGGCGCGGGTCTTAGCGAACTTGGCTGTAAACAACAGGCCCTCATCGGCTTCGACAATCTCGGTGACAACACCACGCAACTGCGTCATGTCGTGACCTTCGAGCAACTTAGGTGCTTTGGCGTTGACGTCAAAAGCGCCCTTACGGAAAAGCACAGACTCACCGCTTGACACTTGGGCGGGCGTGTCCCAAGGAACCGCTACACCCGTAATCGTCCGGGGGCTTTCCTCACCCGCCGAAGCGTCAAGCGTGATGGGCACAGAAACAAACTCAATCATTAGCGTCCTCCATTGAACGATCACGGGAGTCCTCGGCTACGCCTGCGTAGTCCGACAAGTTGAACTCGACATAACGACCGCGTGGCAACACGTTGTCACCCGACAAGGTTTGCTCAATGCAGTCAAGGTAAATGCGAGCACCGAAGAGATACAGGTCCTGACGAGCCTGCTCGGCGTTCTGGTATGTCATCGACGCACCCTCGGTCGGGGCCGAGACAAGGTAGGCGGGGATGTTGCACAGACGAGCCATCTCGAGCGCCTGATACTTGCGCTGGTCGGAGATGACCTCTTGCGGGTTCTGCTTGTATTCACGGAACTCCACTTGGCGCGACAGTGCGCCGATAGCGTTCTGTTTACGGGCGTTAGCCCAAGCCGAAGCAAGAGAACCAAGGTCCTCACCGCTCAGGTCTTCGCCGTCGATCTGTTGCAGGTAACCCGGCACTGTTTCCAGCTGGGCGTAACGGTCCGCTGCTTGGTCAAGGTAAATGCTGGTGTTGATGGCGCGTGCGCCAATTTTCAAGATGCCTTCAATCGGGCTAATAAACTGGATGACGTTGTTTACATCTATCGGTTGCCCGTTGAACTCAAGCTCGTCGGATGGGCCGTAAAACTGCGGATAGCCCGTCTGCTTAGTGCTTGACATGTTTGACGCAGGAAGCCATGTAAACGCTGCGGGGAAACCTTGTGCGCCAGAACCTTGCGGGGCGTAACGACGCGTCACATAGGCATAGGCGACACCGTAGAAGAACAGGTCGCTGAAAATGTTTACATAGAAGAACGAGCGTGACACTTTGGGGTCTGGGCGTTCCATCCACGGCTCAAGCGGTAGGTAGATTTCCTCGTAGTTGTCGCCCATCCACTGCTTCGAGTAGTGCTTCAACTCAAGCGAGCCGATAAGGCCAGCAATCAGGTCGCGAGAACGGGACACCGTCGGCACGGACAAAGCTTTGATTTCGTCCGATCCTGTCTGGTAGTACAGGAAGTTGCCGACATTGGCTGCACCAGCGGCAGCCTTGACGGGGGCAGCAGCGAAGTGCGCCGTTTCAACCTTGCGTGAGAAAATACCCATGTGGTCGAAGTCTGCCACGGGTTAGTTGCAAATGCAAGTACATCACGCAGAAACTCCGAAGGCGACCCGACCCGACGATGGCGGGCGAGATACCAACGCAGTGGCAGCAATCAAACAACGTGCAGCTTCGATAGGCCCAGGCGACCGTTGGCTTGAGATTACGACCGAGTTCTGTGCGCGTACCAGCACAGCCCGACCGACATGTTCGGCAAGCATCTCACCGCCGTCGTGCTTTATCTTGTTCTCCCCAATAAGCGAGCGCACAATTTGCGTCCACTTCAACAGTTCGCCGTAGCCCCACTCAATCTTGCGACGCTGGTACTTCTCAGGACAGTGCAACGCCAACGACGGAGTAATCGCCAGCGTGACCTTCGGATCACCGTCAAGCACCCGGGCAATGTGTTCCCACAGCTGGGCAATGCTGTCCGTGGTGAACCGTACCGACACAAGGATTTCCCCTGCCGTGTTTTTCCGTGACCACACCCCGACATACTTCGAGTCGTCCACAGCCGAGTCCACAGCCAGAATAGAGTTACCGCCGTCGTGCGTTAGATCTTCGGCTACCCGGTCGCCCCACATGCCGACAGGCAACCACGACGATGCGGCCGCCACCCACAAGTTGCAGTGAGCACGAAGAAACTGGTTGCGGTCGGGTGCTGCAGCTGCAGCCTGTAAACCTTTGACCGTGATAGTGCGCCCGAGGCTCGGGTTTGCATACCCCCAGTAGGTCGAGTCGAGCGGGTCCACCGACGGCATTGACCACTCAGCAAAGTACAGGTCGCCTTGGGTGCCAGAGTCAATAAGGGCTAGTGCCTGTTCACGAAGTTTGAGCATTGCGCGGGAAGACTCGTCGCCAGCGGTGGAAGTCATCCAGCACATGGGGCTAGGTACCGCAATCTGGCTCGGAAGAAGTGCACCGAAGATGGTGGATTCGGACATGGCCCAGATTTCGTCCAGCAACAGGATGTCCCACGTCCCGCCGTGCTTCTTACCGGTCGCAGACGTCACCTTGTAAACCGAGCCGTCGACCATCTTGACCTGGTGCCGACCGTAGGCCCACGTCACTTTGCACAGCCCAGACTCTTCCCACAACTCAAACGTTTCGCGCAGCTCCTCGAACACCTCGGTCGCAAGGCTCAACTCGTGGGCCGTGGAAAGGATGCGCACTGGGCGACCCCAAATTCGTGGCAACTCCGACAACGCCCACCCGACGATCGCAGCGTTCATGCTGGTCTTGCCGTTCTGACGCGCCGCACTAATCAAAGCCTTTGAGTGGATAAACGTCTGGTCGTCGCGCACCGTAAAAGCATCAGTCAAAGCGCGCTCCTGCCAAGGAAACAAGACACGCCCCAAATGCTCCGCGGACCAAGCCGCGATAGAAGCCCCAAAGCTTTGACCCCCAGCAGTCGGCGTGACCAACCTCGGCTCAGTTCGCCCCAATAGTTCCTGAGTAATGACGGTCTTGGATAAATCCATTGTGAGTGATGACTGTTCGTTGGATAACACGGAAGA